TCTTTTTTTTACTAGAGATATTCTGCCCTGGTAGTGTAAGTACCCACTGTCCCCCTGTTCCAATTGAAAGCAATATTTTTTAACAATTCCAGGATACAGAATATCAATTATGGTCGTGTGGTCCAATTCATCTTTTGGCAAAGTGAAATCAAAATGATAAATCGGAGATGTCATTCCCTATATTCTAAGAAAATAATCTTAGATTCTCAGACGAGGCGCGTAAAATAACGCAGAATTAAAATCTCAGGATATAATACAATGGCTTATATCCGAAAATACTCAGGACCTCTTCAAAAAGGTAAGCGTTCAGCCTATGTCGGCGGTTCTAGAAAGAATCGTCCATCCTATCGTTCAAAAGTTCCAGGACGTCTTCGTTCTGGTCAATCTTCTTATTCAAAGTCTAAGAAAGCCAGTTCTAAACTGGCATCATTTGGTGAAACCAAAATTCAAGGGCTTAAACAAATCAACAATCAAGCTCCAGGTCAGCTAAATCCCAGTGTTGCTGGTGTTGCACCTGTGTATGGTTTACGGTATGTTATTGGCAACGCCATATCTCAGTACAATTTATATTCACCTCTTTCTGGTATGACATGGAAACGTGGTTCCAATGCCGATGAACGTATAGGAAACTATATGTACTTTAAGAAAATTCACTTAACTATGGAAATTAATATGAATCAGGTTGGTTCAACCAATTCTGGTCCTAGACGATTTCGACTTATTATATTTAAGGCTCGTAGATACGCAAATCCATCAGGACTTACAGGAAATCCAAATAACACACTAATGCTATCCGATACCGGTGGCTCATTCGGTGTTACATCAACTTCCCCAACTCCAAATCAGATTGATTTCACTCATCAGATAACAAATAAAAGAGATTTTCAGATTTTCAAAGACCAAACATTCATTTTACAAAACCCAGTGGGTGACCCTTCTGCTGCCGTAGACCCTTTTATAGGTACTTCAGGTCAGTACAAAGCTACAAAGTCAATAAAATGCTCTCTTCCATTATGGAGAAAGACAGTTTTTAACAATGAAAGCAATCTCCCTACAAACATTAATTACAATTATGGCATATACCTTCAAGCATTGAATGTTGGTAGCAATACTGCTATCCCCGACGACTGGACAATGTCCTTACGAGGAACCGTTTCAGCAAATGACGTTTAAACGTACTTAAAGAATTAAATAATAATCAATAGTGAGCAACGCGAACGGCTTTTATAAACTTTAGAACAAATGTTCCAAATGTTCCAAGAAGTTAAAAACTATAGTATTACAGGAACTTGTTCCGCCGTTTTTAACTCCCCAGCGTTAATGCGCCAGTATTTCCACCTATCAGTGGATAGCAAACCAGGGTCGGGTAGAACGTTAGTGAATACCCATATGTTAGGGCAATCAAAATACTTTTCTTTAAAGTGATACCTGTCGTCGTAGGCGTACCCAGACTTTATAGTCTCAATTGCAGAATACATTTGAAATAGTTTATCTTTACAAATTGCCCTAGGCATATCAATTAAATAACACGACGAAGTGGGCATATCCATCACCATACGCATAATATCTTTATAGTCGTTACAGTATGGAATCTGTTTACCCAACTTGTTTACGCCCATATACGTGGCTAAGGTGCTTTTACCAATGTTTCCTTCAGTGTCGTGTATTATGTTTATGCTGCGTGTGTCCCACAGCAGACTCAATTCAAGAACTTTCTCCTGCCAAGGATGTAGATTCTTAATTTCCCTTATCTGTCTCGGTATATAGACGGGCTTTTCGTCAGAATCAGCCCAAGGTCCTTCAATGCGAGTATCGTTTTTCATAACATAGAAATTATTTTCCAGACCGTTATTAGAAGTTATCGATAAATGTATCTTTTCTAGCAACGGTTTTACAACTTTCAAGATTTCGTTCAATCTTCTTTTTTTTACTAGAGATATTCTGCCCTGGTAGTGTAAGTACCCACTGTCCCCCTGTTCCAATTGAAAGCAATATTTTTTAACAATTCCAGGATACAGAATATCAATTATGGTCGTGTGG